CTAAATGACTATTTGTAATAGTTTCATCTCCAAATACAATGTTAGCAAAATTACCAGATGAAAAATTAGTTCCTGTTGCGTTTGTAGCAATCCTTAATGTAGCAGTTTCACTTCCATACGCTTTGGTTGCTATAATTTTTGTAGTACCAGAACTATCAATACGCATTCTTTCTACTGCCCCACCTGAAGCATTATAAGTAGCTGTACCAAATACTAAAGCACCATCTGATAAAGTACCATTGCCAGTTTCATTTACACTTTTAATAAAAGATGCTACATAAGGCGCATTACCTGATGTATCAGAAATATAATATTCAATAGCACCATTAACATCACCAACATCCCAGTCAGAACTTGCAGTTGTATTATTGATTCTAAATACAGGTGCATCTAAAGCTGCATCACCACCAGCATTACCTGATGCTATTTCTAAAATAGCATTAGGCGAAGTTGTTCCGATTCCTACTCCAGTATTGTTTATAAACATTCTTTCAACATTATTATTTGATGAATCAGATGTTTTAAAACTTAATGCTGTACTTCCACCACTACTTGATGTGGCTATATAAGATATTGAGCCTTTAACTCCAGCACCTGCACCTGAGCCATCCTCTGAATGAAAGTTGATACCACCTATAACATCTCCACTTGACCAACTTGAATCATTTGTTGTACTTTTTAAAGTAATTATAGAGGTGTTTTTTGCGCCACCTAAAGCTAAAAGTGTACCAGGTGCAGTTTCATTAATTCCCACGTTCCCACTACCAGATACATATAAATCTGTTGTTAAAGACGAGCCATCTGTTATGTCTGAACCGCCAGTTCTAACTATACCAAAATCTTGTCCACTAACTCTTGAAATATACGCTTCGTGACCTTGATACTTCATAAATCCAACTCTTCTAGACCCAGAGGCGTCAACAATTAAACCGTGGTTTTCACCAAAAATAAATATATTACCATCATTGACCTCAAGTTTTTCAGAGGGCGCAGTTGTTCCTATTCCTACGTTTTGAGAAGCATTTATTGTTAAAGCATTTGTTCCACCAGTTGAAAACCCTAAAGAATTTGTAGTTGCTCGATACATACCAGAATCAGAATCTGAGTCAAATGAATATGATGGCGTTGAAGCAGAGCCATTAGCAAACCTACCTTGAACGCTTGCTTTTATAGAGCCAACAACATCTAATTTATAACTAGGCGTAGTTGTCGCAATTCCTACGTTTCCTGAACTACTAATACGCATTTTTTCTGTATTATTAGTACCAAATACTAATGACTCATTTGCTCTATGAAAAATAAAACCACCTGCTGAATTGTGTATTATATCTAAAGCACTTCCCACAGCTACATTATTAGCAGCTAATCTTAAACTCGCTGCACCACCTGAATTACCGCCACCTTTAATATCTAACGTACATATTGAGCCATTAGCCGCAGTGGTAAAAGACCCTGTACCTGCAAAAGTTGCGTTTTGGTCATCATCAATAACTAAAGCATCAATGGCTGTATCTCCATTTCTTTTTGTTTGAAACGCCATCTTACCACCTGTACCTGCGTCAGTAGTAACATTTATAATACCTAAAACATCTGCACTACTTGCTTTCTTAAAATTAATTGTAGGTGTGTCATCAACAGCAATAGTAATATCGCCACTTGATACAGTACCTGCAAAAGTTGCTGACTTGTCTTGATTAATTGTTAAAGCTGCATCTGATAAATCTGCTGCATCATTATTATTTGAGTTGTTATTACATAAATGCAATTTACCTAATCCATTTGCTGCTTCTCTCTCAAAAAATATTGCACCTTTTGCTCTTAATGCACTATCGCTTTCTCCCCCC